GTATTGTAACCCATGCTAATGTCGTACTCCATCCATTCATCAAACATAGTGAAAGGATCGAATGGATTGTCTACAGTAGTTAGCATGTACTCAATTGGTTCTTGGATTGTGGTTTCTACCTCACTCACTTAGACCTACCTTGAGTGTGGTCAAGCCAATACCAAGTGCGTCTGCTACCTCGGCCTGTGTATAGCCGGAGGCTAGCATTGACTGCGCTCTACGTAGTTTGGTACTCGTTAGCTTAGGTGTGTTCTTTGGCATGGCCAGACGCTTCACTGTATCGGAGTCGCTATTACTAATGATCTGCTCCAACTTATGTGTACTGATAGCGCCTGCCTGGATTGCATCCCATTCTTTTTGTGAAACAACGATCTTTGTTTTCTTTGCACCTGTACGGGCACGGGCTTCATTCAATGCCAATTGCTTGATCTTCTTAACGTCTTCAGGCTCCATATGTGGATTAGCCTGGCGTTTCTGGGAGACCTGGGCATTTGCTAGAAGCTGGGCTTGCCTTTCAAGTGGGGCGTTCTTCAATGCAAGATTGAGCTTTGCATTCAAAGAGTCGACCTCTGTTGCATACGCCTTCTTTGCAGAAGGTGAGTATGGCGTGCCCTTAGTATTGACAGCTTCTTTCCTAGCCTGGTTAGCTAGAGCCTTCAGTCTATTAGAATGCTCAGCATAGATACCTTCCATCTTGGTACCCGATGATAGAGTGAATGCATCATCAGTCTCTACCAATTGCTGAGAACGCTGGGTCTTAGGGATCTGACGACCAGTCTCTACATAGACACGCCTACCAGACGCATCCCTAGTAAGCTTGCGCTCAGGGATGGTACGACCAGTAGGTTCAAAGACTTTCTTACCAGTGACCGGATCAATAGGACCCCCTTTTGCTGCAGAGCGGGGGGTTCTTTCAGGAACAATCTGTGGTGCACGAGCTCTACTGATTAGAGTTCTAGCACCAGCTCTTTTCCCTCCTTGATACTTCTCTTTCAATGCAGCGATTCCATTATCCTTTTCGGACTGAACGAAATCAAGGCCATGCTTTTCTGAATCGATAACCACCATGGAATGCCGAACTGCACGAGCAAGTTCATCTGATCCCGCACCATGAATAGTCATGTCGGTAATCAAGTTAGAAACCTTACCCATCTCCTGCTGCTTCCTTGAACTACTGATCCTAGGAATAGGAGAACCTTCTGGAATTTTGTAGACCTGAGGATCGAACCCCTTCAATCCTTCCAAAGCAGGGGTACTTTTTACAGCTCTCTTGTTATTAGGAATAACGAGAACTGTATCGCCATCGAAGTCTGCACCAGAAAGTCTTTCGGCTACCTTATGGTGGATACCAACAGCATCGCGTGCTGCAGTACCAAGAATCTTACGAGCTTCACGATTACGATTGTTCACAGTCAACTGAGGAATCTCAAACGTTCCACCATGAGGGAAACGAATAAGAGCAACACGCTCGCCATCTCTCATGCTAGGAGCGTAGATCTCATTCGGCTTCATAGATGAAATCGGAAGGATTACTCGAGTTGCTTGACGCGGTAGGCTTGCTGCCTGAAGATGTACAGCTGCAGCATCGGTTGAATCAGCGAACTTCAAGAGAAGATCCTTGCGCACAGTGGGATTCATGAGAGAATTAATCTCATCAAATTCCCGCAACCGACGCTCCATAGTCAGACCAAGCTGCTGCTTAGCAAGATCAGGACTCTGCTTAGACAACATCTGTGAAGAAAGATTCCTAGACCAATTGTCCCAAGAACCCTCTTCGTTGACGATGTTCATAGCCGAGTTGACCTTACCATCTGGTCCATGAAGCTGTCGCACAATAGCACCAAACGGATTCTCTGGATCAGAATCCAGTTCCTTCATTACGTCTTTCTTGCGTCCAGTGCTCGACTTGTTTGTGTTAAAGACAATGTCAACCCCATCGGGAAGATCATCTTTGTACACAGCCATGCCTTTCAGGTAATGCGTACCATCAACTGCGATACGAACCTGAGCATAACGACTAGCTCCAAGAGAAAGATCCTTAACTCCAGGACGAATATAGATCACACCGTCGGCCTGAGTTCCACCGTCTTCAGCATAGTTAACACCAATTCTCCGTGAACTCACAGAGATAGGTGGCTGAATACCAATGAAGCTGCGACCATGATCTTCTGAGTAATCGGTGATCTGTTTGATCTGTGCTCGATTTCTCTGAACATCAGACAGCGTCGTACCTGGAGGTGCCAGAACTTTCGTTGTTGTATACTTACCAGTACCAAGCTGCAAAGTCTTAATATTGTGAACCGTATAGCCCTGTTCCTTGAGAACAGCAACGGCTGTGTTCAGACGTGTCTGGGTGATACCCAACTGACTCTCAACACCAGATCCAATATCAATGTACTGCTTCTTTGCAACCTGATCCTTGAGCATGTTTGCTGTGGTCTGAAGAGCATCCGCTTTATCCTTCTCACCGGGAGCAAGGAGTGCGCGAACAGAAGATTCATTGATGCCCATGCGTTCGCCGATCTTAACGTTCGACCAGCCTTTCTCCTTCAAACGCTGAGCAGTAAGAATCTTCTCCTGCTTCTGCTGAGCAAGAGCAATCGACTTAGCGGCACGGAGTTGCGTGGTCGTAATACCAAAACCTTTCGCAATATCCGATTCCGACATTCCCTCACCTTTGAGTTTGTCGACGGTATTGAGAAAGCTTCGATTCCGACTACTTTCTGTACCACCAGATCCCCATGGATAACGACCTGAACGTCGAAGGATGCCGTAATGCGCAAGATGTTCTTCATGAGTACGAATCACGATTCCTCCTCCAGTTTCTTGTGGGTGATTAGTTTATCGAACTCTTGAATTTTACCCATAATAAACACGATATCCTCGGGATCAGCCTCGTATACAATGACCTCGTTATCTTGATAGATACGAAGTTCCATCTTAATTGTAAATGGATCAACATCATATTCGAGACAGAAGAGTGCTGCGTATACTTCAAGTTGATGCACAGAGCCTGGAATTTTACCAGTTTTTAGATCGTGAATCCTAAGGGTTTTATGACGAAAACAAATGGTATCAGCAGTTCCGAAACAATTCTCAGAATAGTATAGTACTTGCTCACAGGTCATCCTATATCGAATTGCATCGTTAATATACAAACCGATAGTTCCGACGAGCTCAGAGAGTCTACCTGCCTCAATTTCTCTAAGAGCATATTCGTGAGCTTGGTTACCATACAGGGAAGCTTGCGCAGCAGTCCATCGTTCCACAAGACGATCTGGGGTATAGTGAATCCAATGATACTGGCTAGGACTTAGAAACGCGTGCTCTCCTTGGAGGTCCAAATGCTTGTTGAAGCGCACCTAAAACCTCCCTTTCGTTCTCTGGGTAAATATAAGCAGCAAATGACATGTCATTTAATTGCTCCACATAGTAATCTTGATTAGGTTGTGAGCCAGCTTTTTCATGAACTTTGACTTCTAGCGTTGCCCAGTGTTCTCCCCAAAGGATGATCAAATCAGGAACACCCTGCCTGTATCCTGAATCATTCTTGAGAATGACGCAACCAGGAAAGATACGTTCTAGTTTCTTGATCAGTTTGGCTTGATACTGATTCTCAGTCATTAGATGATTCGGACTGGAATAATTTCAATCTGCCCTGCTGCGTGCAAGCCATCACTACCATTTGAAATACGATCAATCTGAAGTGTGGCCCCAGCGGCTAGAGTAGAAATACCCTGATGATCAAAGCGGGCATGGTTAGTACCCAAGAAAAGGCCGTTAATATTGCGAATCACTTCTGATCCAGCAATAACGTGTCGAAGAACTTCACCCAAACCCTGAACCGCGTTTGCCGAAGCCCAAGCTTTAGTGCGATATACACCAGCACGTGGGGTTGTGATCGAACACAAAGTACCCCAAGCCGCGGTGATATAGCTACTCGCCTGTCCAGATACACCCAAAGGAAGTGGACCAATGACTCGCCATTTGTTAGCATCCGAAATGGATGTATCATATTGGCAGAGCCACTGCCATGTTGGGGCAGTCAACGAATCGGTAAGGATTCGCTGCATACCATTCGTCAAACCAGTAGTCGGAAGCGTAGTAACCGGAGTTAGAATTGCGGGTGTAATTGAAGACCAGCCAGTAGCCTGATCAGCATTGGACGTCTTAACTAGAGCCTGCCCAGTAGTACCACCATTCGGAACACCAGGACCTGCTGGACCCTGTGAACCTGCAGGACCCTGAACAACACCAGCATTAATCGGGGTGCCATCTTGTCTAGTAAGAATTAGCTCGCCACCGATAACGTCTCCATCAACAACTGAAGCCGCTTCAATCTCCAACATTCGTTCTGCAGTAAGACCGGTAACTGTGGCCATGGCACCTCCTTAGTCCACGTTTGTAGAGGAAATTGTGTACATAACTGGATTAAGATACGTTGTGTCCGCATCATCAATCAAGAATGTGGTGTCATTCAGCATAGTGATGTAACCATCACTTTCATCAATCGCCGTCCAAGTACCATTGCCGTTGTCAACAATGATAAGTGCGCCAAGATAACCATAGAACTCAGCCAGGTCAGAAAGCGACGGCATACTAGGAGCAGTTAGCTCAGTACCATAGAGCTGATTCTCAATCAACTCAAGAATTGCCGGATCTGTAGTTCGTGAATCTACTACGGCGTGGCAAGCGGGTCTCGCTCTTGGTATACGATCTGGGGTTCCGGTAAGAGACCACACAAATTCCGTTGGTTGAGTCTGCTCATTCAACGAATTAAACACATTCGTCTCGGGTTTAGCAATTAGGTTGTACAAAAGATGAATTTTGTAGCCTAGCTCTAAACCCTGAACATCATCGCCAACTTTAGTTCGGTACGATAGATTAAACTGTTTAGCTGGCTGCTCAAAAAGAGTCAAACCTTCAGCAACTTCAAGCATACCATTAACCTGATCGAACTCTTCCGGATATGTGATCGCTTTCAACTTACCGGTGAAGTCTCCGGGAATCAAAGTCTCCAAATACTTCGTACCTTCAAAGTAATAGGACTTCAATTCAACAGTAGACGACTCTTCCACACCAGTGATACCGTTCCAAGGAACACCAATGCCATCACGAAGATATAGAACTCCGCGATCGACACCAGTCTGGTAGATTCTTTCGCCTACTTGATCCCAAACAAGGGCGGTCATCTCACCTCCTTTCCCCTATTGCGAGCGAATAGTTGTAAAAAAATAAAAGGGATGTTTCGTTCCCCTCTATTATATCCTGCGAATCATTTACTACCTAATATCTAATCTCATACCAGCCCAAATTCTTGATAAGTGGGCCAAACATAGGTACGATTTAGGATTGAAAGGACAAGATCTTCCTCTAGTAGACCGTAACGCTTTGCGCACTCTAGAGAATTGAGACTGATCTCCTTCGTTTTCAAATCAATAATGGGAGCGTTGATTCGATTCTCATACCGTCGCTTGAATTGCTTGTTATACTTGATAGCAAACCAGCGTGGACGCCAAACCAGATTGTCTACGTGATTATGATCGCGTCGACCATCCAGATTAATAGGGGTATCAAAAGGCCCGCCAGGGTTAGGGATAAAATGAGAAGCAACAAGGAGCGGGACCGAGCGGTGTCTTTGTTCTCCATCCTTCATCAATCCTACCTGTAGAACCCCAAACTGGTTAGGGTTAAGGGACAAGATTCTTTCAGACTTGTCAGTGCGAATCCGCCCATGACTACTCACACTATAGCCAGGGAAGTTCTCAATGGGAACCCACTCTTCCATTATTCATCGTCCTCATAGAGCATAACGAAGTGAACCAGCACATTAAATCTCTTAGTTTCCATCCAGTACATGAGATCTCCTTAGATACAGCCCTTGGGCAAAGCGGCGCCTTGCGGAGGGTCGGGATTTTTCTTGAATGAGTTGCCAAGATTTCTTGGGTAAAAAAGTTTTGTATAAGCCCGTATAGTATCTAATGTATAATACTTATTAAGTCT